GTGATGAAATTAAAGATACGTTTGATATATTCCTATTTTTATTTAACAAGTATTGTAAAAAATTATAATATATACTTATAATATAATCAATATAACAAATATAATGCAACAACAACCTTTTTCACAACCAACAACCTTTCTACCACCATTATCAACCTTTCAATCAGCACCAACCTTTCTACCACCATTATCAACCTTTCAACCACCACCAACCTTTTCACAACCAACAACTTTATTACAACCAACAACTTTATTACAACCAAGAACTTTATTACAATCAACAACTTTATTACAACCAGTACCATTTGTAACTGCTCCTCCTTTAACAAGAAATATGCCACTTGTTGTAACAACATCAGGATCTTCTCTTATATCTGTACCTCAAATAACACAAAAAAAGAATTTTGTACCATTTATTACAAGAGACCCATTAAATCCATTTGGTGCAGTTATTGGTTCATATCAAAATTTAGATGATGATAAAGAAATTCATAAAAAAGTAACCTCTTATATTTATAATAAATTAGTTAAAAAATGGTTTTATGACAGTTTATTACCATTACTTGCATTTGTTAAATCTGATAATGGTAAATATACACTAATTAAATCTATGAATGAATATAATCCACAATCAGTTAAAGGTGAATCTGTTTCTAATATAGAAAGAAAAATAGAATATATGAAAGATAAAGTTATAACACATAAAGATCTTAGACATTTTCTTAAAAAATTTGTTAAACATCGTGATTATCACTGGTACACCCTTTACACTGTAGAAGATAAAATTAAAGATGAATTACATAAACACTTGAAAAAATTATTGGAATCTGCTATAAATGAAGTATCTAAGAATAACTAAATCTTAAACCTTAAACCTTAAACTTGTAAATCTTAAACCTTAAACTTGTAAATCTTAAACCTTAAACTTGTAAATCTTAAACCTTAAACTTGTAAATCTTAAACTTGTAAACCTTAAATCATAAAAGTATATAAACCTTAAATCATAAAAGTATATAAACCTTAAATCATAAAAGTCATAAAAGTATATAAGAGTAATATAATTAATACTATTAATATTAATACTATTAATAATAACAAAAACGTATAATTAATAAATGGGAAGCATATATAATGAATACATTTCATATCATGAACGTTATGAAAAAAAATATGGAAAGAATAGAGTAATAATTTTAATGCAAGTTGGATCATTTCATGAAGCATATGCAACAAATGAGAAAGGGCCAAATTTGTATGCAATTTCAGATTTATTGAATATAGTATGTACACGTAAAGACAAATCAGTAGACACAATAAGTGATAAGAATCCATACATGTTAGGATTTCCATCTATTGCTTTACAAAAATTCATGAAAATACTAATTGATAATAAATATACAGTTGTAGTAATAGACCAAACAACACCTCCACCAAATCCAACGCGTGAAATAACTGGAATTTACTCCCCATCTACATATATTGAAACGATAAATCCATTAGATAATAAATGCTTAATGACTATATTAATAGAAACAAGTGGAAAATGTATGTCAATTGGTATGAATTGTATTGATATTTCAACAGGTTATGTAAATTATTATGAATCTCATGGTGTAGGACTAATTGAAGAAAATGATGCATTAAATGAATGTCAACGCTTTTATCATTTTTTTAGACCTGTTGAACTAATAATTTATGTACTTGGCCCATCCCCCTCATCCCCCTCATCCCCCTCATCCCCCATTAACATTGATACAATTGTAAATAAATTGGATATATTACCTGAACAAGTATTTTTTACTTATACATCCATAAATAATGCATTTACTAAAATTACTTATCAAAATAATGTTTTTGAAAAAGTGTATTGTTTAAACCCGGTACCAAACCCATCCTCCAACCCAAACCAAAAAACAGTTCATATATCACCAATTGAAAAACTTGATTTAGAAAAATATCCTTACGCTACCATATCATTAGTTATATCATTTGATTATTTACATCAGCATAATAATAAGTTGGTTAATAATATTCAGCATCCAGTATATTTCAATGAATGTGAGTACATGATTCTTGGAAATAATGCACAATATCAGTTAAATGTGATAGATTATTACAATTATGAATTAGCAAATTATAAAACCAAGTTTAATTCATTAAATGATGTAATTAATTGTTGTATAACTGCTATGGGAAAAAGGAGTTTAAAATCAAGATTATGTGCACCATATACAGATAAAACTACGATTACTTCCATGTATAACCTAACTGAAAAAATGTTATCAATTGATTTTAATGCAATAAGGAAATATATGGTTGAAATATGTGATTTAGAGCGTTTATTTAGAAAAATTAGTATTTCTCATATACAGCCATATGAATTATTTCAAATATATACATCATTTATATCAATTGTTAATATTATACAACTATTATTAAAAACAAATATGAAAGATGATATACTTAAAATGTTTACGAAAAAACATATTAACTTATTTAATGATGCAATTAGTTATATTGAAGAAACATTTTCTATAGAAAAATTAAAAAAAAATAATATGGTAGAAATAAAAGAAAATATTTATAATGAAGGCATTTATCCTATAATAGATACTATAATTAACAAGATTGATAACGGTATTAATTTTATGGATAAACTTGCATGTAAATTATCATCTTATTTACCTGCATCCACTTTTCAAAAATGTAAAAATGGCCAAGGGGCTGATGGGGCTATATCAGTAAAACATAATGATAGAGATGGTTATTATTTATTAACAACAAAAATTAGAGGTAATAAATTAAAAGAGGCATTAGAAAAAGAGGTACATATTCACATAACAGATACAGAAACTATTAACACATCCAATATAATCAATGTAAAAGATATTAAGATAACTACTTTAAATAATACAGTTAAAATTACATATGAAGGATTAAATACACAATCAGATGAAATGGATGGATTATATATAGAATTAGATAAATTAGTAAAAGAGAATTTTATTAGAGATGTTAAGAATTTTTATAATAAATATGCAACAATGTTTATAGCATTAATTAAATTAGTTATACAAATAGATACCGTTAGTAATAATGCCCATATTAGTAAGAAATACCATTATACTAAACCAATTATAAAAGAAGGTGGGGATGGTTCTTTCATAAATGCTAAAAATTTAAGACATCCAATTATTGAACAGATTATTAATTATGAATATGTACCACATGATATAACTCTTAATAATAATGACAAAAAAGGTATTTTAATATACGGTGTAAATAGTTGTGGTAAAAGTAGTTTAATGAAGGCAGTTGGTTTAAATATTATTATGGCACAATGTGGTCTTTATGTACCATCCGAACATTTTGAATATGATATATTTACTTCATTATATACACGCATATCAGGAAATGATAATCTGTTTAAAGGACAATCATCATTTATAGTAGAAATGAATGAATTAAGAACAATTTTAAAAAAATGCAATAATTATTCTCTTGTTTTAGGTGATGAAATATGTCGCGGAACCGAGTATTTATCAGGTAATGCTATAGTTGGTGCAAGTATTATTAAATTATGTAATATGTCAACTAAATTTTTATTCGCAACGCATTTACATGACTTGCCAAATTTAAATAAAATTAAGGAGATGAATACAATAAAATTTTATCACTTATCTGTTGAACAAAAAGGTGGTGAGCTTGTATTTAATCGTAAATTAGAAGAGGGAACAGGTGAACAAATATATGGTATTACAATCGCAAAGTATATTTTAGATGATCCTGAATTTATTAATACAGCAATTGAACTTAAAAACAATTTGTTGGATAATAAGAGAAAAGGTGATAATGTACCAACTTATAAATTAGTAAATGATAAGGTTTCTACTTATAATAAAGATGTTTATGTTGATAAATGTTATATGTGTTCAAGTGTTGAAAAATTGGAAACTCATCATATAATTCATCAAAAAGATTTTAATGAAACTATAAATGGTTTAATTTATGCACAAAAAACGCACATACAAAAAGATGGGATGGCTAACTTGGTCGTCTTATGCAGAAGATGCCATGATCTTGTTCACCACGTCTAAAATGGCCTGTGTGTATCCCACGTGTGTGGAGCGATTTTGTGGGCGAGGAGCAAGTTCATCCGCATCATCCTCCGCTGGAGCAACATATGGCACAATGTAATGGCCCTTTAAGAATGGCGCGTGAAAGACATTGTACATATCGTCTACGTAAGCAATTCCCTTCTCCAAATGGTATTGAAGATACAAAAGAAGGTATTGTATTCGTTCTTTATCCGTGCATCCAACCAATTCCTTAAGAACAATCAAAAGAGGAGGGACTGATTGGGGAAGCGTAGCAGAAGTGTAGGAATTCTGGTAGATGGATAGCAATTCTGAAGCAAAACTTATAAACGTTGCAACTTCTTCACGCGTCACTTCACTCTTGATGCACATGCCAGTGCCAAATACAACTGTAAAAAATTCTTGTATTTGTTCCGGGGTCATGTGTGCCACTAATGGATGCACATCGTATCCAGGGGAGAGATGCCGTGTGATCCCAATCATGTTGACGAGTTTCGATACATAGTTGGAATAACAGGGCAAGGGAATTTCAAGAGTTCGCAGTAAAGGTTTTATTCCACCTTCTTCCTTATCGCTCCCATCATCCTGTCTGTCCTCTTCTTTCTCATCGCCCCCATCATCCTGTCTGTCCTCTTGGTCCTTGCTCATGCATTCGCGGATTTTTTCATCCAGAATGGTAACCATGTGTGGGTCCTCAGACCTTTGGGGCATAATTCCTAACTTGCTCATAGAGTCCAGTATCAGGCCTATTTGACGTAGCACTGTCACGAAAGTCTGAAGCGTTTCTTTCACTTTCGTAGGGGTATAGTCCCTAGCCTCATCGGTTGCATGACCATGGCTAACCAGAAACAAATGGTTAATGCAACAACTCATTTTGCCGATGTACCTCAGATACGTCTGTAAGGGCATTTGTGGGGAATGGACTATACCTGCCATAACACCATTCCATGCCCAACGCGGGAAGCATTTGAGTAGTGGAACAAGCTTATTAGCATATGTGCTCAACAGGCATCGCGTAATGTCTTGCACTTCACAAAGTTTTAGGGCGACCAGCCCCAATGCCTCTGCCACCTTCTGCTTTTGTTCATTAGTGAGTTTAGAAGATGTCCACTGACGAAAATTAGTAAACATCTCTAATATGTGATGTATATTATAAGAACAGATAATATATATAAATATTCAATTTTTAGTTTATAATAACCATATTTATACAAAAAGGAAGATGGTATCAACACGTTTATAAAACCGCTTTGTTCTAAACTCGTGATAACTAAAGGTAATATTGCTTCTGCTTAAAACCTGTTTAATTAAATCAATATAGTCAGTATATACATTTGGTGTATTATAAACATTTTTTTTAAATAATGAATTTTGAACAAGTAATAATTCTTTTCCATTATTATTTATAGATTTATAAGACCAAGTATATGAACCCATTTGAAACTCAATATTTAAAGGATTTAATGTATTAAAAAAATCTTTTATATTTGTAATTGCGGAACCAATTTTAAAATTAGGATTTTGGATAACATATTTTAATAAATTTATTTTAATTTCATATGGATTAATTATATTATTGTGAAATGTAGTTAGAGTAGCCATATCATCATTATGATGCAGATTGGAAAATACTAAATTCGGATCAATAACATTTTTATAATGTTTATTATTATATTGCTCCAATTTTTTTTCATTTATAAACTTTCTATATGATTTACAACCATTGCATGTTATTAAATTATCCGTCATAACAATATGTATATTTAAAATATATTAATTATTGTTTATATATGCTTATTATGTATAAATAATAATGGTGTTAGATCTATAAATAATGGTGTTAGATCTATAAATAATGTTGTTAGATCTATAAATAATGGTGTTAGATCTATAAATAATGGTGTTAGATCTATAAATAATAATGACGCAATATATAAATTTATAATATAATTATAATTATAGTTCTTATAAACAGAAATACAGTGAATATGGATACATTGAACAGAAATACAATAAACGGAAATACAATAAACAGAAATACATTTTTTGTATATGATATAATAAATAATACAGCACCCCAAGTAATATTTTATTATTGTTGTATACTGATAATTATAATATTATTATTAAATACGGGCATTAACTTATCATTAACATTATTTATTGGATTAATAGGATACAGTATTTTGATATATTATTTATGGTATAGTAGAAACACGAATGTAGTAAATAATAAGGATAAATTTAATACTAAATTAGAAACAACGCATACTATAAACAGTATCCCAGATCCAAAATCTATAAACAGTATCCCAGATCCAAAATCTATAAACGGTATCCCATATCCAAAATCTATAAACGATAGCACAGCTTCAGAAACAATGCAGTTAATAGGTGAAAAGGAGGATATAGTAGATTTTTTATATTATATGCGTGATTTAAAGGGGATAAATTTTAGTTTGTATGATGAAATAAATGTATCATTTACAAATATAGTATTTTTATACAATTCAATTAAAATAGATAAAAGTTTAGTTTTTGATTATTACAATACTATAAATACATTAAAATTAAAAATACTTGATAAAATTGAATCATACAATCTTATAACAACCAGCAATACATATAATGATAAAATTAAAAATTTAAGATTAATGGCGGAAAATATTATTAATAGAATGTTAACAGAATTATACGAAATTAGTAAAAAAAATATTTATTATAATAATTACAAAAATAGTACTAAAATAATAACTAAAAATAAGGTACTTGAATATAACATTTTTGATTCAAATAATGAAAATATTAGAAACACTGTGCCTTTTAGCGTATCCAGTACCTATATGCTGTAAATAAATGAAGCATATGCTGTAAATAAATAAGGATATACTGTAAATAAATAAGGATATACTGTAAATAAATAAGGATATACTGTAAATAAATAAGGATATACTGTAAATAAATAAGGATATACTGTAAATAAATAAGGATATACTGTAAATAAATAAGGATATACTAAAGGTGTACACAAACTTAGTTTTTATAAATTATAAATTTTATATATATATTTTAATATATAATGAGTAAATATGAAATTATAAAAGGTTCTGATTTTTTTCCAAATATTGATACACTTGTAAGTAATAGTCCTGTTAATATATATTTTTATCAAATTGCACAATTTAGTGATAATGAAAAAACTATAAATCCGCAATTAAGTAAAAATAGTAATATTTATAATATTAGAGCATATAAATTTAGAGGTGTTGGGGGCCCTGGTTCAGAATATGGTAATTGTCTATATTCGTATGATATTATTAATATAAAGGATTATAAATTAACCAAACGCAATGTTGATAAATTTATTGAAAAAATTAAAATTAAAGGTGATGTTAAGGGTTCAGGAGCAGGTAATAAATATAAATATATAAATAAGGAAAATAATAATAAAACGCTTTATAAATACAAATTTTATCCAGTATATACTTTTGATGAAACACCACCTCCACAAGGATATGAAATAAATGAATGTACCTCTGAATTATTACGTTAAGAAAATATCAAAAATACAAGTATGTAAAGTAGTGCTATAACTATAAAAGTAATTCCTATATAGAAGATACTATTAAAATCTAATCCATCTAAATTATATTCTTTTTTTTTATATTTTGAAATAATTATAATCCATGTATTTTTAATATTAAATAAAATATCTTTTAATGATAGTTCATATGGTTTTGGTACATTATTAACAATATTATTTAAATCAGTTGCCTTAAATTCTTGTTCTAAAATTCTTCTCCTACTTTGTTTTTGAATATATTCATCAAATTCTTTATTAAATAAATAAGCATCAAAATATTTACCTCTATTATCATACATACTTGTAAATTCTGGTTTAGTACCCATTTTTAGTTATAATTATATTTATTATAGATATAATTATATTTGTTATAAATATAATTATTTTGAATGTTGCTTTTACATAAATAAAATTGAAAATAATAACAAATAAAAGTATAAGTATATAATATATACTAAAACCCCATAAACTTCAATTCATGATATATCTCAAATGTCCAACATGTGGTACTATTCTTGGTAATAGACAGCAATTATATGTTAAAAGATTAGATGATATTGAAGGTAATACAAGCACCGATGAAAATACCAAAAATGAACTTAAAACAAAATTATTTGATGAAATTAAAATAGAAAATTATTGCTGTAAAATGAGAATTTTAACGTTTAAGGATTTAAATAATATAATCAAATAACCACAATTTTCACGTAGGCATAATAACTATAATTTATATTTTTGTATATTAGCAATTTAATATAAAAGTATACATGATATATATAATAAAAGGATGGATGATTTTGATAATTTGGTAGATATATATACAAAATTAATGATTGATGCATATAAGAAGGGAGATAGTGATATATACAATAAAATTGAATTATTAATTCAAAATGATAATAATTATAATAGTTTAGATAGTTTAGAAAAAAGTATATTGCTTAATATTTTAAAAGATACTCCAGAACTTAAAATGAATATTATCCCCGAACCAAGTGTAAGCAGTAAAAATGAATTAGTGAATACAATTAAGAAAAAAAGTGCATTTGATTTATCAAAATTAATTAAAAAAAAATATGAACCTGATGAATCCGATAATCATAATTATAACAAAATTAATATAAATAACAAAATTAATATAAATAACAAAATTAATATAAATAACAAAATTAATACGAATATAACTGGTATTATAGAACCTATTACTGATAATAGTTATGAAAATAAAAAAAATATATTTACTGCTTTAAGTGAAATAGAATTACCAGCACAACGTTCAGAAGCATGGTTTAAAATGAGAAGTGAAAAAATTACTGCATCAGATTGTGGTACAGTACTTGGGCAAAATAAACATGAGCCTGTATATTCTTTTATTATTAAAAAAGTATTTGGATCTACATTTGAAACAAATGAAGCATGTTATCATGGTAAGAAATTTGAGTATATTGTTACATTAATGTATGAATATAAATACGATACATGTATACATGAATTTGGTTTATTAGGACATCCTGAACATACAATCTTAGGTGCAAGTCCAGATGGTATTTGTGGTCCATATAAACGTGATGGTAAAACAAGATCAGAATTAGTAGGACGTATGTTAGAATTTAAGTGTCCTATTTTTAGAAAGATAAAATTTTCAGGAGAAGCTAAAGGTGAAATATGTCCAATTTATTATTGGTGTCAAGTACAACAGCAATTAGAATGTTGTAATTTAGATGAATGTGATTTTGTCCAAGTTAATATTGAAGAAATAGATAGAGAAGAATATTTAAAAGATTGTAAAAGTGATATGGAAGAATATATAAGTAAAAAAACAGGATTAGAAAAAGGAGTATTACTTGAATTTATTCCTACTAAAATATGTGATGATGATATTGATATTAAAACTGGTTCTGTTAAAATGTCATTAATATATGATAAAGCATCGTTTATCTATCCACCCAAAATAGATATGAGTAATAGTGAAATAGATAAATGGATTTTAGCTGAATTAGATAAGAAAAGAGATGGTGTTAAATTAAATAGGGTAATATATTGGCGTATATTAGAATCAAGTAATACAGTTATCCTAAGGGATAAAGTATGGTTTAATGAAAGTCTACCAAAATTAAAAGAAGTATGGTCATATGTTGAATTTTTAAGAAATAATATGCATATTGCAAATGAATGGAAAAACTATATAGACAGTTTACCTAAAAAATATAGTGATAAAATTATGGATAAATTGTATACTTTGATTAAAGGTCAAAAGCAATAATATCTTAAAAATTGATTTTTTATAAGTAAGTTTTGTTTATAAGCAATAAGGTTTATAAGCAATAAAGTTTATAAGCAATAAGGTTTATAAGCAATAAGGTTTATAAGCAATAAGGTTTATAAGCAATAAGGTTTATAAGCAATAAGGTTTATAAGCAATAAGGTTTATAAGCAATAAGGTTTATAAGCAATAAAGTTAATAAGAGATAAAGTTTATAATCATGAAGCCATCACAAGAGGATATAGAGAATTTATACAGTAAATTAAATTTTAAATTATTTACATTAAAGATATACAATGGTAATAAGTATTATGTTGATAATGATACAAACTTAGTATGGAATAATGAAAAAAAGGTTGTTGGTTATTATAATAATGATATTCATTTATTTGAAGATGATGATAAATTAATTTCTTTATAACCTATGTATACGAGTTTTTATAATAATTACTGGACCAATAAACAATGAACAATAAACAATAAACAATAAACAATAAACAATAAACAATAAACAATAAACAATAAACAATAAACAATAAACAATAAACAATAAACAATAAACAATAAACAATAAAAATAACCAATAAACAATAAACAATAAAAATAACCAATAAACAATAAAATATAATTATAAGTATTATGTTGATAATGATACAAACTTAGTATGGAATAATGAAAAAAAGGTTGTTGGTTATTATAATAATGATATTCATTTATTTGAAGATGATGATAAATTAATTTCTTTATAACCTATATATACGCGTTTTTGTAATAATTACCGGACCAATAAAAATAAAATATAATTATAAAATATATATACACTCTACATTATACATGTCACGTAATAATAATATAAATATAAAAGATGTTATGCCTTCTAAAATAGAAGAAACAAAATGTAGTCCAAATATTAATTTTGAAAATGGTTCATGTATAACACTTGATTTATTAATAGAAATGGCAACAGCATATAATAAATATTGTATTGAAAAAGGAAATAAGCAAGATATAATTAAGTTAAACACTACAATGGATACATTAGAACCTGATAAATACAAGATATATTTACTATATCAATTTAAAAAAAGATTTGATGGTTCACAAAAAGAATGGATAAAGCAAGAATTTATAAGTTTAATGAGTAAAGATGATCGTCATAAATTAGAACATCACACATTTCGTCCAATTGGTCCAAGTGGTCAATTTGAATGGTTATCAACACTTGATATAAATAAAACATTAGCACAATATGAAAATAAATACAATGATTTTAAATTTTTAGGTGCAGTACCTATTGATTTTAATGATTTAGACTGGTATCCATTTAAAAAGATGAATTTCAAAGAATTCCAAGATAAAAATATAAATAGATTGGGTGTTATATTTAATTTAGATAAACATAATCAAGGTGGTTCACATTGGGTTAGCTTATATGCTGATTTAAAAAATAAGCAAATATATTTTAGTGATTCTTATGGAACACGACCACCTCAAGAAGTTAAAAACTTTATGAATAGAATAAGAGATTATTTAATTAGTTGTGGTAATAATGAGGGTAGCATTGATTTAAGACATAATACAACACCTCATCAACGTGGTAATTCAGAATGTGGTGTTTATTCAATTAATTTTATATTAAGATTGCTAAAAGGTAAAGGATTTGATCATATAACAAGAAAAAGATTAGATGATAAGAAAGTTAATAAATGTAGAAATGTATATTTTGAAAAAAATCATGTTTTATAGAATTGCTTGATTTAGTTATGTTCATGATATAAGGTTAACAGTAAATTCATGTTTATTTTCAAAGAAAAAATTATAATTTGTATTATATTTAATCAAGTCTTTTTTCGTTTTATAGAATTGTACAATAAGATGGTCTAATTCTATATTTTTATCATCTAAATTTACTAATTTTTTTATTGTATTATCATCATTATTTATTTCATATAATGGTTCATCATATATAGGTGATAATATTAAATAAAATATGTTATCTCCAATATTTATAGTTGAATCTGCTGTATATATAGTTCTATTATTATATTTATTATTATTAAAACCTAAAAATGGTAATATGCTTTTTTTATCTGTAATATCTAAATTAAACTTATTATTAGATTTAAAAACATACTTATCATTTTCAATAAAACAATTTATATCTATATTATTACTATTAAAAGCATCATTTATAAATTCTAATATTTCATAACGATTATAATAATTTTCTTCTAATTCAAAAGTATATTTTTCATTATTTATTACAACAGATAATACATTATTATTCTCATTTATATTTTCACTTTCATTCTTTGGTATATTAACATTACTTATTTCTATATTATTGAATTTTATTGGATTTTTAAAATTTATCATGTAATCATTATAACACTCATTATCAGTAAAATTTGAACTATTTACATGAATTTGTGATATAACTTTTTCCTTATTATTGGAGGAAGAGGGTGTATCGTCAATAATATTTATCTTTTCTCTATTTTTATTATTTAATTCTATTATATCACCTTTTTTGTAATCATTATTATTAATTAAATTATTTATTGAATTATTATTTTTATTTACTGATGATGATATTAACATTTTTATTAATTTTTTCTTTTCAGATTCATTACTATCATCACCTTCTTGAATTTTATAACCTTCTTGAATTTTATAACCTTCTTGAACTTTATAACCTTCATTGCATCTATCACCCCCTTCTTGAACTTTATAACCTTCTTGAACTTTACTACCATCTTGAATCCTATTTATAACTGATTTATTTTGCGAACTCTTCTTAATTTTTTTATTTAATAAATCTATTTCTATTTCTTTTTCTAAGATTTCTATTTCTAAATTTATTTTACTTATATCTTTATTATTTTTTAAAAAAAAAACATTATTTCCTTGTTGCATTGCTGGATTATAAGAACCTTGTTGTTGCATTGCTGGATTATAAGAACCTTGTTGTTGCATTGCTGGATTATAAGAACCTTGTTGTTGCATTGCTGGATTATA